TGAACGCAACACCTCAGCAAGTATCATTCTGCTCAGTGGGGCGCCAGCGGCTAATTGATCGACCCATTGGCAGTGACCCTATCTAAGCGCTCCGCGCCCTATTTACAGAAATACCCATTGATCCCTAAAGCGTCCATCCCCCGTTACCATTGCGTCCTGTACTACCTCCAAGCACTCCAGCTCCCTATCCTGATCCGGATCCTGTTCTACAATGCGCTGGGCAGTCGCATAGCCCTGCGCCACGGCTGCGTTAGTGGCCCATCGTAGGACATCAAGAAAGGGGCGCCCATAGTCCGCCCTACGCGCCGGCAGGGCCGGGTAGCCCGGAACCATCGTCGACCCAATCCACTGTTCCTCATCCCCGTTGTCACTCTCCGCCTCACTCTCTAGTGTGCGTGTGACCAGTCTTAAGAGGCCATGCATATCACCTTCCCACATGTGATATAGAATCTCCCTCATTTCGCGATGGTTGCGGCTTGGTGCCGCCACTGCTCTGTTAGCCAGGGTGTCCTCCTCCGCATCCCACCATTCCCCCGGGCCAAAGCTCAGGCGCACAGAACTAATCGTCCCGGGGGTCAGGTCCGCTCTCAATAATCCCCTCTCTAAAGCTCCCAATGTCGACAGTCTGGCCGCGAGCGGCTCCCACCAGCTGGGGGACACTGGGGCGTCCTAGACGATATCGCCCATATCCTCCTCATTGAGGGGGGCGAAAGGGGGGGGACTAGATGGGTGGTACTCGGGTGATCGCTCCCCAGCCAGGGCCGTAGCGAATACGGGCTTGTCCCCAGCTGAGGGCCCAGGTCAATACGGCGTCGGCGAGCCTCACGCCCAGTACCGGTCATGCCACCCAAATCAGTTGGGGCGCCAAGTGCTGGCATCCCCCGACGCTTGCGGTTGCGGTTCTCGGGCGCCTCCTTGTGCTCCTTAGTGCCAACCTTTTGCTGATAGTGACGCACGCGGGTGAGAACGACATCCTCCGCACGGCCAATTTCTTGGGTCAGCTTATTGATCTCCCTCTTAATGACCTGCACGCGATAAGCAGCGTCAGCCAGGATGCGCTTGGCGGATTGGTATTCGGCCATTCTTTCGGGGCGCAGTTTGGCGTGCTGGTCTACCATCGACTTGCCGGCTGTGAGCACCTTGACGTGTGCGGTGATCGTTGGTACCATGAAGGGGGCGCGGACGGCGAACCATACGGCGTGCTCGCGCTGCAGTTCTTCATCGGCGTACATGGCGCGCAGACCGCGCAGCCACTTGTCGAGGGTGGCGATGGAGCCGTTCCATTTGCTGGTGGGCTCGTGACAGGTGGCTGGATCGAAGTCGGATAAGCGAGCCCCTCCCTTCCAGGCGAGATACTGCTCCTTCTCGGCGACCCCCATCTCCGCAATAGCTTTTTCCTCTGGGTTAACTGTATCGAAGGCGGCGCCACGCATGCCGGTGGCTACGGCCAAGCTGTGACCGGATTCTACTACCTTGCGCAAATCCCCCATCTTCTTCGAAAGCTGGGTGAGGCTGTCGGTCTTGGCGGGGATCGGGAGGTATGAGTTCTCAAGTCCGGGGATAGGATTGAAGGAAACATCCCGGGTTGCTCCCGCAAACATTTGTCGCATGTCGGCCATGGTGAATGGGTTGTTGGTTGGTTGGGTTTGTTGTCGGATGTTGGGTAGGTTTGAGGTTGAATTGTATTTCGGAATTGTCGCTGTTGTGAATTGTGGTTTGCTTTCAGACCTCAATATTCC